ATTTGCCATTATTTAATCCCCGCATTCGCTATCCATCTATAGCCTACTTGGTATCCCTTGATCTTGCCAGAGGATTTGCCTGCTGATAGATTCTTTCTGTATACATCTGCATTATTAAAGTATTGGTAAATACCGCTTGACTTTAGGAATGCCTGAGTAAAATATCTAGTAAAAAATGTATCTACTACTTTTTGAAAAGAGCCAGTTGTTGCTCTTCCTCCAGGTGACTGTACTACAACCTCGCCTTTAGTAAAGACTGTTTCTCCACCATCTTCAAAAACCAAAACGTCTGATCTTTTTGGTCTTATGGTTACTGGAGTGCCTTCTTCCATTATTTTTGCCTTGTTATAAAAAGGTACTGATGAGCCATCCTTAATTGATGTTGATTGCTTAAATGTTGACACAAACGAAAGGCCAAGGTTGCTTATTGTATAGTTTATATCGTATAGACGTGCATCAGGACTTCCCACTTTAGACCATTCATATATATGGTGTAGTGCTTCTGGATTTACCCTGGCATTTGAGTCTATATATTGTTCCAATAGTTCCTTTGTCATTACTCCAACATTATTTAAAAACTTTATTTTTCCTGCTTGTACGCCTTCTAAGAATCCAATTGAGTAGTTCATGATATTCTTCATGTCTTTTTTAAAAGCAAGGTCATTCATTATAACTTTCATTATAGGTCACTTGCCTGATTCTCTGATCTTCTTAAGACTACCTTGTAGTACTCTACACTGCCAAACGGACCAACTATAGCTTCAGTTGATGCTATTTCATATATAGTTGAGCGTCCGTTTCTTGGACCAGAGGTTTCTAGGTATACGTCTTCTTGCTGTGGTGTTCTTATATTTGTTACGACTACGTTAGTTACTGAGTTTCTGTTGTTTGATGAGGATACTCTAAGGTCTGTCTTGGTTCTTCCTAATAATATATTTTCTTTAGTTATGTTAACATTTGGCTTAACATCTTCTGTTGCTGACTGGCCAGTAGGTGCAAAGTTGCAGGCAATTGATCTGTCAAGAATCCACTGCTTCTTTACGTTACCGTATGCTCCCTGATCTACTATTGGATAATAGACATCTGCAATCATTGGGTATATAAAGTCTGTTGGCTCGCATTGCATTAAAGAATACCTATTCTTGTTATACTCTTCTTATACTTATCAAGGATCTTATCAACAAGCATATTTCCAGTACCGTCAAGAACTGTTTTGTCAAACTGAACTCTAAACTGCTCTGTATTGTATGATGTCACATATCTCTTGTAATAGTCTATTTTTCCACACTTGATGTCTTCAATAAGCATTGATGCTGCTTCATATATGTCATGGGGAACAACCTTGTATCCCGTTTCAAGTAAGAACAGGTAATCCCATCCTTCTGGGAAATGTGATCCAGTTGAGAATGTATATGCGTTTTCACTGTAATCTGTATCATAAACATTAAATGAATCTGATGAAGCAGTACTAATAGTTGAGCTCTTTTGCTCAGATCTATTGCCAATCATTCCTACTTCTTCTGTGTTTTTTATTATGGCAGTTTTATCTTTTGTTAATTCGTATACCCATTCACCAAGAACAGGAGATTCTAAACTTGCATCATAAACTAGTAATGAGTTTTCATATGCCTTTAAGATCTTGTAAGTTCTGTCCCAAATAGGAAGATAATCCGTTGCTTGTCCAGTCTTATCAAGCCACTCAATCTTGTAGTAGAATCCACCAGTAATTGAGTCAATTATGGCTCTTGCAATTCTTTCATACTGTGCATACTCTGCAATCTCAGATGCTGTTGTTGCTAGTCTGGCAGGGTTTACATATGGTCTTTTTATTTCTAGGTTATCTTCAACAACAATTAAATCTTGATCTACAGATTCCTGGTAAACAACCAGATAGTAGCTATCGTCATACTTAGTAAAATCCCCAGAAACTTCTATAGCAATCTTTGCGTCTGCAGAAGACTCTACTTCATACTCTGCAAGTATGTCGTTTCTATCTTTGTCCTTGATATGAACTATATGATCCGTCTCTGGCTCTGCAACCGTATACGTAACAAGAATAGGATATGGTGGTAATCTTAAAGCTTCCATGGGTTACTTACCGTATGCTCTCTTCACTTCTTCTGGAGAAGCTGTGCGTACAGACTTGTTTGTTATCCATTTATCAGCATCCTCCTTAGTGACTATGTTATACCCCTTGGTTAACTCACCAACGCCATTCCAGTGAAGATTGCGAACTGAATAAACTGCTACCTTTTCTTTTGGCTCTTGCTTTTTAACCACTAGCTCTGATGACTCTTTAGGCACAAAGCTAAAAATTACCTCTAAAATATCATTTTTTGTACTTACCCCAAATAGGTCAATGTTATTTTTCTTTGCGTATGACTTTAGTTCAAAGACAGTCTTGCTTTTTAATTCATCTATTAATGACATTGTATCCTCCACTGCTATTATATCAGAATATGACTAAGGGAGACAGTTTTTACGCTGTCTCCCTCGTCAAGTTAATTTGAGATTATGACTCTACTGCAGCATCTGCGTAAGCAACTGCATCAAGCTCTTCCCATTGTAGACCAAAGCGGACGAATACTGTGTACTCAATTGTGTCCTTCTTTGGCTGGTATGTGCGGTTTACAGTGATATCTCGCTGGAATCCCCATACACGGTTTGAAGGGAATGTAAGATCTACATAGCCTGCTGGGTAGTATGGAACTTCCTGAACGTCAACACCAAGAACACGTGTTGTACGTGCTCCACCAAATGTCTGTGCTCCACCATCTAGGTAAGCCTGACGATTAGCCTGTGTTGATCCTGCGATCTGTCCTGCAAATGCTTCTGCAACTGCATCAGCAAGTGTACCGTTATTCTTAACGATTCCCTGGAATGCATCTGTACCTGCGTAGAACTTTAGATTGTTCTTGATAGCACGGTACTTGCGTGGCATTGCTAGGATGATATCCTGCATAACTTCTGGTGTCCATGCGTTATCTGTTACAGTAACGATTGACTCATGTGCTCCACCATCTGTCTTAACACGGTTTACGAAACCTTCCATGATTGAAAGGAAGTCACCTGTTGAACCATCACCATTAATGGCAAGGTCTTCAATATCGTTTGCGAATGCATTGGTCATCAAGCGAACTAGATGATCCTCAAGTGCTGCGCCTTCAATATTGTCTTCTAGTGCTTCTGTTGAAACTTCCCAGTCAAGACGAATCTTCTTGGTTGTAAGTTCTACCTTAGAGAATGTTGCACCTGCATTTGTAAATGTAGGCTGTGCCTGTGCTGCTGCACGAATGACACGCTCTCCAACGTTGACCTTCTCAAGTTCCATTGTGTTAGCACGCATTGTAACTCTACGACCATCCTTGGCTAGTACAGTTGCATCCCATACATAATCAATGAAGCGACGAGCCTGCTCTGGTGCAAGGATACCACCTGGTGTACCAGTTGGGTTTACTGCGTTTGCGCCTGTTGTTAGTCCGTAGTTTGCTGTAGCAATATTACCAAGCGAAGCTGCTGGACTTAGATTTCCGTCAGGTCCTTGTGCTACTGCACCACCAATTCCACCTGATACGGCAACGCCATCACCTGTGGGATGATTAAAAGACTTTTGAAGATCTGTGTTTGTTGTTTCTGACATATTGTTCACCTCCTAGTGATTTTGTTTTAGTTAAATAGGTCGGAATTTGTGAGGAAACGTCCGCCCCATAGGGATTTCTGAATCACTTTAGGTGATTCCTGTACAATCTCGCCGAGATCGCCAGACTTGCGGAAAGCGGTATCTGCAACTACGGCATCTACGGTCTTTCCAAACTCATTAAAGCTTCCCTTAACTTCCTTAACTTCCTCTGTTACGGATTCAAGAGACTTTGTAATTGCATCAACGTTGGCTTGCATAGCCTTTACTGTTGCTGCAAGATCGCTCAAGGCATTAGTTACAGAGTTCTGAATTTCAGAAACTGCTTTGGCAACTTCTGCTGTTGCTGTTGCAACCTCAACGATTGCTTCGTCAGCCTTCTCTGTTACTTCTTCAATAGAAGGAGCACTAACCTCTTCAACAACTGCATCTGACTTTTCTGCTACAACTTCTTCTGTAACTTCTAGTGACTTTGCAACTGCCTCTGCAGGAGCCTCTGGAGCAACCTCAACTTCATTAACTACCTCTGCTGCTGGTGCTTCTGGAGCATCAACAACTGCTGTTGTTTCTTCTGTCATAGGATTATCCTCCTTTGCTATCTTAATTGTTCTAATGCCTTTTGCACTATCAACTAAGAACTTTATCATTTCTGTTTTTTCTGAATCATTTTTTTCAACAAAACCAATGTTTTTCATTTCTTCGCCAGTGACTGGACTTACCTCTGATTCATTTGCTGACAAAGTTACTAGGCCAGATTCTGAATCGTAAAATACATTTTCAACAACTACATTAACTGATGATCCTGTTAGTGTGTCTACTCCGTCAACCTTTTCAACGGATACAATATTTGCAAACTGATTTGCTGGGGAATCTACAAGACTCAACTCAATCAAATCGTATTCCTTAATAACTCTAATTGTCTTATCTGCTTTTTCATCATATGCATCGTCCCACTTGTTCATTCGTCCCCCAATAGAAAAACCAGTGTACGT